AAAGGTACTGACACCGGAGATCTACAGGCACAAGAAACTACAAGACAAGCCGATTTAGATAAAAAACGTATTGCGGATGCAGAGACAGAAAAATTCAATCGAAAAAATAATGTTGTCGAGTTAGATCCCGCAAAGCCCAAATCTGTTCCGGTTGCCGCCAACGCAAATGTAAAACCCGACACAAACATGCCTACCAAATCCGCATCCAGTTCGCCAAAGGTAAGTGCGAAACCCAGAAGTGGGGGTGGTGGACTTCAAACCGCAAAGGACTTAGTGGGAAAGAAGGCCGCTGGTGCTGCTGCGGCCATATCAAATGTCGTGAAAATTCCAGATGCCGCATCTAGCGTTGTGGAAACAGGCAAGAAAATCGCGCAAAAGAAAATGAAAGGTATTTTAGGGAAAAACTTCACTAAGATGGCAACAAAGATGGTGCCCGGCCTTGGTATACTTACGGGTCTCGGTTTTACCGCTGGAAGGCTTTGGGATGGAGATTTTCTTGGTGCGGCCGCAGAAGGTGCTGGGGTATTTTTACCTAGCGTATCAGGCGCTGCGCTTGATATTGGTTTAATGGCAAGAGATTCATATAATGATTATTATAAAACGCCAGGCAATGATTTTCCGTTAGAGGATGATCTTGCAAATAATCCAGTACAGGCACAGGCCCGCCTCGATGAAATTACTGCAATGGCTAAAGATATGGTTCTGGGGGCGGAGAAACAAGTACAAGACTTCAATGCACAAGAACATAAAAGACAAGTCGCAGAACTCGAAGGAAAAATTGCGGCGGATAAAGAAATTGCAGAAAGCAAAGACTTTGCGTGGTATGAAAGCAACAAACCACGACTGGCGAAAAGACGTATGGCGCAGAATGAGAAAAAATTAGAAGAACTGAAACAAAACAATCCTGCGGCATCGGCATCGCCCGTTCCCGCACAGGCACCTATTCGTCCCGATGCAAATAGCGAAAGTGGATTAAATGCAGACGTTGCAACATCCGCCGCAGCACCTGTTGCAGCCGCAGCAGCCGCAGTACCAATGGCCACCGAAACAGAACAGGATAATGTAAGTTCTGCTGAAACAAATTCTACGGATTTGCCTAGTAACAATATGAAACTAACTGATGGATATACTGTCAAACCACCTTTGGGATGGGTTAACGCAGGTGGCGCAACTACTGCCGACGGAAAAGTTACATATGAGATGTTACAAAATCCCCCAGCTGGATTTAAAGATTCGCTGGCCAGAACGGCAAAAAAGAGACTTGTATTGAAAGCAAAGGCGAATAGTCCCGATCGAGTTGTAGGAATGGGTGGGGGTAGTACGCAAGAACAATCTGCTCGGAGCCAAACGGCCGCGGCAATGCCCGGCGGAAGGTCTAGTTCTGAGCTGGAAAATGTTAGTGGAAACAGCGACCGACTTTCAAAAAATGAAAATGCAACCCTAATGAACCAAAACGCTCTGGACAAATCTACTGGCAATGGTTCTAGTGGAAACAACGTGGTAATCGCGCCGAAGAATAGCACAATCAACACCGTGAATAATTCTACAACACAATTATCTCAACCCAAACCAACAGTTAGAAATTCTGATCCTAGTTATGAAAAGTTTTCAAGAGGTGTGGGTAGTTTTTAATTCTTATTTTCTAATGTCCATATTGGAAGGTGCATATTGTTCTCCGTTATATGCTGGGTAAGAATTATCTTCTACCCCAGCATTACAACCGAAAATCACCACGGCAAGAAATAGGCACGACCATAGGGTTCCGCGCTTTAACCACAGCATGAATCCATCAAAACCAATTTCTGCTTGCTCTTGGGCCTGGGCCTTTACTTCGTCGCTCATCTTTTAAAATCTTCTCTAATTTCAGACAGTTCCATCATAAGTTTTTTTGCTTCTACATGATATCCTTGTCGTGCCAATTCTGAAGCCGCTCGTGCATATCCTACCGTTAGAAAAAATCGTTCAAATCGCTTCCAAATGCTTGACACAACACCGTCAAACGACACAGTAGAATCGCCTACCATTTCCATGTAGGTTGTAAATTGTTGCCGAGACATTAGACCCAACCTCTCAAATTAGTATTATGGTCAGGATGCCGAACTGGCGATGCACCGAATTGTGTTTTACGAGCCATGTCTAACAAAACCATGTCATAACCTTCTTGGCCCAATCGTTTAATATCACAACGACTAATGCCAATGTCTTGTAGATCGTGTGCAGTCAGTTTGCTAAGTTCGTTTACGGTATCTCTACGTGCTTTTCTTGCGGCAGAGCGGTTTGACCAATTCCGATATAGGTCTACAAATAATTCAAACATGTGATTTCCTTTCGACTATGTGTGTGTATTACATTTTTATTTAGTGAGAAATGTCCAAAAAACACCATGATTACCTGTCATTGTCGGTATGCGTTTTTTGCATAACTCGGTAGTAGAATTGGAAAAGGACGCCCCATAGGGCGTCCTTCGTTTCATTTTGCGTTTCATATTTTGAAACGATTAACTTTCGTTGGCGAGTCTCTCAAAATAAGAGATTGAATCGTCATCATCATCTTCATTAGATACTGATTTCAATTCTGGTGTAGGACTCTCTTTGAAAGTCGGTTTGGTAAACATAGACTCTTGTGACGAAGAATTATCTTCATACATGTCACGAGTCTCTGCCGTGCCCACCGGAGATGTGACACCCAACACTTTATCCAAACGATCCTTGAGTTGATCGTAAGTCTTAAATGCCGAAGGCGCGACAAACTCTTCGAGAGAATGACACTGTTTATAGATTGATTCCATTTTAGAATCATCTTCCATTAGTGCAGCTGGACTGTCAAATTCTGACTTGTCATAATTGCCATAACCATCTACTGTGCGATACTTCAACTTGAAGTTTGCGCCACCCCAGAAATCAAAAGGATTTACTGGTGTCTCATCCTCAAACTGAGGACGCATCAAATCATTGAGTTTGTCAAAGATTTTCTTACCATAAGAATAGAGGAATACTTTACCCTCATTGTCTGGATTGCCCGGATCTTTGATAACATAAATGTTTGACATATGTTTCAATTTCCGTTTACGATCCCTAGCAAGATTTTGATTATCTTGCGAACCAGTACCCCAAAGTTCTGTGTTACTCTCACAGACAGGACATGGAAGTCCGATTGTGGTAGGACAGTTATCAATCAACCATCCGCCGGGGCCCTTGAATCCGTGATTAAAGATTCGTACCCACGGCAATTCTTCGCCATCACATGGGGGAAGGAAACGAATTACTGCATAACTGTTGCCAGTTTTATCAATAGTAGGTTTCCAAATGCGATCGTCTTGTGACGATGAATTTTGTTGAGGGGAGTTTGTTTTTTCTAATTCCTGAGCCAGACGACTGAAATCGGAACGATTCTTCTTTAGTGCTGCAAAAGACATATATTGTCCTCCTTATATGCGTTATATTCGTTTTGTATTTTGTATTCGGTTTATATTATTAGTATATCATTTTATCCACGGCCTGTCAATAGATATTGACCATAATTATCATAATAATCTTCAATCAAAAGAGTTTTCATAACTCCAACATAACGTGGCACATCCACCTTTAAAAATGGTGTGTAGTCTTTGACTTTCTTTTTATACACGGGCCAATAAGTCGTATCTGCGATCCGCACATTATTTATAAAGTCAAATATCATGTCAAAAACCACTACAGTTTCGACACAAATATCTCCCATTTTTTCAAGTCTTATTATAAGCGGGTAATTCCCATTTACAGATTTGAAAATCTGGTTAAATTCTAGTTCTTCTTCTAATCCTCTATCAAAAATTGTTTCGCAATCATTGATAAAATTATATTGCAAACTCTGCAACCTCTTTTTCCAATTTTTATATGTGTCGGTCGCTTCTTTATCAAGCAAATTACCTGTCCACATATTATTAGTGCCAGAGACAGCAATGTTTCCTTTTTCAGTAACATTCAAAAACAGTGAAAGGAAAAATTCTTCCAGTTCCTTTTTACCAAATTTCTTTGATAACTGAACGAAAGTATATCTATCTTTTCTTTTAGAGTATGACTCTCTTTTTGCCTTAAATGCGCCGTCATATTCCACATAATTATATTCATTATTAAAATGAGATTTCATGGCAAGAAAAATTTTAAATGCTTCAAAATCATCAATTTTTTTACTGGACATATGAATCATAGAGGTAGCTTTTCAGTGGACTTCCTTACTAAATTTAGCCCCTCAGCCTCGTATTGAATTTTTTCTTTTATGAATGAACTGAGTAGTGGTGTTATATTTTCAATTTCTAAAGTGTTTTCTTCACAATAATGGGTAATAGTTTCGATATAACTCATACCCATATCTGTTACGGTTTTTTCAATTTCATCACAAAATTCTTTTGAACTTTTTAGTTTTAGCATTTTCACTCCTTAAATAACGCTATAGCGTATATAATACAATTATACGCTATAGCGCAAGTTTTGTCAAGACTTTTTCAGTCTTTGGACCAGATTGTCCATGCACCCCATCCAATGGCGATCCATGCACCAAGTTTTACAAAAGGGGCCCCAATTAAAATTAGCACACCCAACACAATTAAAATAATGCCATCGTGAGATGTGCGTTCTTTTAATCTACTTTTTACCCAATCACTTACTGTAGAAATCATTTTCTATTCCAGATAGCCCACAGTACTGCGAGCGCAACCAAACCAACTAAACCTTGATCACTGAAATTACTCAGCAGTCCTAGAATGTTTGCAGTCACGTTTACTTCTGGCCAGAATGGAATATTCATTCCACCGAACAGGATTTCAAGGACAATTCCTAATCCAATTAGACTGACGCCGACCTCTGCGAGTGCGGCGGCCCATGATTTAACTTTAGTAATAAGTTCCATTATAACTCCTTTCTTTTTTTAAGTTGATAGTGTAATGTGTGTGTGTATGTTCTTAGTATCCAGCAGAATTTCCACTTGAAGTATTATAAGCACTAGTAGATGAAGTATATGTGTTTGTACTAGTATTTGTATTTCCTACAGAAGTAGAATTCACAACATTAGAAGATTGACCATTTCCTAATTTTTTATTAAAAGATGATTTGTCCAAATGTAGTTTTAAAGCTATATTAGATTGATCTGTTACGTTATCTACCAATTCAGATAAATATGATTCGTAATAATCATTATAAAGGACATCTAAATCTGTTGCAGATAGTATAGGATTATTAGTTATTATAGAAAATATTCCGTCTTGATTTTGCAATGTTATACGCACAGATATTTCAACTCGCTGGAAGTTACTTGATATTCCATCATTAAAATGTTTTGGAAAAACAAAAAACATCTTATCCTCAGTATTATAGGTTATTCTTTTTTGCATTAATATTTCTCGTTTTATTGGATATCGGTTGTGTTGTCCGTCAACATAATCGATCGTCTCAGGAGAAAAAACGGAGACATCCAATCTAACATTGTTATGTCTAAAAATATCCCATACTGCAAGTGGGCCTATTTTTTCAACAACCGGATAGTCGAATGTTGTTATTTGCAATTCTCTATAAAAATTACAAGATTTTATAAAGTTTGGCCAAGTATTTAAAGCTTTAATTTTAAGATTATATTTACTAGATGATGTAGCAGCTCCATTGATAGGTGTGATTTTTAGAGTTACTAAAACATCACTCAAAGATTTATTATTAAATTGATATTCGCCAGAGTAATTTTCCATTAAAAAATCTGGATAATTTACAGGAGATCCAGTATTCAAAATTTCTACCATAAAATTTCCAGTAGGATCTAAATTGTTCATTTCAAAACTAATTCCCTGGCCAGAAGGGACTACATAATTATGAACATATCCCAACTCAACACTAACATCTACATCTGTAGATTCTATCCAATCTGGCAAATCGTCATGAACTTTTAAATTATGAAAATATAATTGTCCTTTATCTATGCTCATCGCAAGATAATCGGAAACTCCCATTTTTATAGTTTCGGGTACATATGTTGCAGTCCTCATCGTTTTTTCCTATAGTTGATTATGATGTTGTTTGTACTCTTTCACCATATCAATAAGTCCGACTATGTGTGTGTCTCTTTTCGAGGTAAACACTTCTGGTTCAGACTTACCCGCTACTGCGGCAATAATTACAAGACTATTTATAGGAAATTTATAACGCTCTTCAAACATAACTGCATATCC